GCGCAAAGCGGCCAAATCAAAAAATCTTTAATGCCAAAGTTGTCAAAAATGTAGATAATTCTTTTTTCAATCTCTCTATTACTGAAAAGAAGGATTGCCAACATCGGCCAGTTAAAGCCGAGCCAAGAAAACACGAACGCTCCAAGGAAAGGGCTTCGTACCCTTTCAAGGGACGCCTGACGGAAAGAAGCCAAGATGTCGCGGATAAAATCTAGCATGTCACTGCCCAGTGATAATAGTTTCTAACATAATACCTGTAAGCAGTTTCATAGTCACCAGACAAAAGATGCCTGGCGAACCGGGTTAAAATTCTGCTGGAAGTGTTTGCCAAGTAAGCACTAAGGTGGTTAGTACAAGGCTTGAGGGGAGCGCCGCTCAATACGCAACGACTGTCGATACATGCCGCGGGAAGGCAGGACCATCGCCGTTCGCTGAGACACTGAGACACTGGGGCAATGAACCCATCTGGGTTATGTACATAACTTGAGGTGGCGTCTTGATATACTTTTTCTACAAACCGTAAGTACAACTCGCTCAATAATAACTTTTAGTACAGGAGAGTTCGGATGAATGTTGATTATCTGTTGATTGGTTATGGTCGTGATGGAGAGGTTAAGCATGTAGAACATGAGAATGGTGATTTTTTAGCTTCTGTTTTAGAGTTTGAGCCTGCTAATCGCGATTCCATCCAGTATTCTAAGCGAATATTTACAGTTAAGGTCATTCATCATCTTGGAAACAGGTATGCCATTGCGATAGCTCTTGAGGACGGTGAGGTAATAACTGCAACTAAGATTAACACTTTGATTGAGTCTTCAGGTATGAAACCAGTGCCCAGAGGTATTATTGGTGAAATTTAACTAAGCTTGATGTTTCATGGTCGAATTTGCGATATGTGATTATTGACCAGAATGGCCTCTTCGGAGGCCTTCTTCATTCCTGGAATTAAGGATAGTTGCTCAGGTTCGTTAGACACACTCGATATAAGAACCTCAGTCTAAAACATCGGTCAATGATTAGACACAGTGTCTTAACATATTACCAACCTAACATAGTATTAACCTATAGTCTTATGCTGAGTTCTGTATTTTGCTCACAATCTGAGCAGGTGAGGACGGGCGAATCAGCTAATTACCCATCTTGTTTACACCACTGATGACTGAAAAACGACGTTAATTTTTTGCGCTCAAATGGTTTTTATATCCTTATATTTCAATAGCATAGATCGCATTTTCCACAGGTGCGTTATAAAAAACATACTTGCGTAAAAATGATGAATACTGTTTATGTATACAGTCTTTTGGTGTATGGTTTAAGTGGTTAAGTAAAAAGTTTTGGTTTTTCTTCCGGCGAACCTATTAGGAAATTTGCGCAATTTGTTATTTTGTTTTCATAAAGAGAAATTCTCCCCGCCGGGAGAGTGTATTTGATGATTGCAAAGCAAGGAGGGGTGTGTGAAAGAAACTCAAGGGCAGGGCGATTGGTATGACATTGTCAGGCGTTCAGATGGGAAGCTCATCGGCTCTATGCCGTTCGAAAATCGATGCTTGGTCTATACCAAAAACGGCATAGTATCTTGCCGACCGCTGCTCGATGATGAAGGAATTTTCAATTTGTCGTCTGGAACCCGCTTTCTTCACCGCCTCGGCTACCGCGTAACGCAACCCTCTGATATGATAATTTCAACGGATTGAACACCCGTTAACCTGATGCGCCACGGAGAACACCATGGCGCAGTTACAACTCATCAAGCAGTCCTCAGGAATCCTGATCCCCGCGACGCCGGAGACCAGCGACTTTCTGCAATCAAAATGTAAGCTCGGTGCCGTGCTGGTGGCCGAGTTCCGGCAGGTTCGTAACCCGGCATATCACCGTAAATTCTTTGCGCTACTTAACCTGGGCTTCGAATACTGGGAGCCTACCGGCGGCGCGATCTCCTCCAACGAGCGCAGGCTGGTGACCGGCTATGCGAAATACCTCGCTTCATACGGCGGGAACGAAGGCGCGCTGCTGGATGCTGCTGATCAGTATCTCGAACGCATAGCGGATAAACGCGCCGGCAGCATCAGCGCCTGTAAGTCATTCGATGCTTATCGTGCCTGGGTAATCGTTGAAGCTGGCCACTATGACGCTATCCATCTGCCGGACGGCACACGCAAAAAGCACCCCCGAAGTATCGCCTTCGCCAGCATGGACGAAACCGAGTTCCAGCAGCTGTACAAAGCCGCACTTGATGTCCTGTGGCGCTGGATATTGTCCAGGGGTTTCAGGGATCAGCGCGAGGCAGAAAACGCCGCTGCGCAGTTAATGAGCTTCGCGGGGTGATGGAAATGAAAGAGAGCTGGTTCCAGCATACCGACTGCACCACGCAGCAGGCAGACGAACTCGTGGCGCAATACCGGCGCCGCGGCGTGAAGGTCGAACGCAGCCTGAACCCCGATTACCTCACCTGGACCGTCAGCGCCCGGCTGCAGGAAGGCAACAAGCCACCGCGGGCCGATCGCCGGTGGCAAAACCGGATGTGGGGGTGATCATGGCTAAATCTGCGAAATGCCTGTTCTGCGGCAAGCCTGCAACTCTGCTATGCGATGGGATCATCGGCTGGGATGCTGATGAGGACGAGAACCATTACCTCAGCAATGTCCGAGGAATCTTCACGTGCGATGCGCCGATGTGTGCTGAATGCGGGACGTGGCACGGCAATATCTTCTTCTCAGGAAAAGCTGGAGGAATGGAAACCCGCGATTATTGTCCACTATGCCAGGCACTGCATGTGAATGGCGACGTAATTCGGGAAGATCATAACCGAATAGGTAAGGCGATCCGCGAGCCAGCCCTGCAGGCGGAGCAGGCTGCAATCATTCGGAAAGCTCACTGGAACAGCTATCTAAATGCGCATCGCAGGGAGCTAAACGTGATTCAGGGAGGTGGACAACAATGCCTGCCATTCTGAAAAAGAAACCCCGTCGTAAATGCGCAAACCAGAGCTGCCGCCAGTGGTTTCACCCGGTGCGCGACGGACAGGTAGTTTGCTGCTACGAGTGCGCCACCGTCATAGCCAAAGAGCAGACCGCAAAGAACCGGGCTGAGGCGCAGCGTGCTGAGAAGAAACGCCAGCGCGAAGAGGAGAAAGAGCAGCGTGCACTGCAGGCCGAGCGCCGCCAGGCAGTGAAGAAACTCAGTTACTTCGTCAAACAAGCCCAGCAGGCATTTAACGAGTTCATCCGGTACCGGGATCGTCATCTTCCATGCATCAGCTGCGGCCGCCACCATGACGGGCAGTATCACGCCGGGCATTTCCGCACCACCGGTGCAAATCCGGAGCTGCGCTTTAACGAAGACAACTGCCATCGCCAGTGCGCCCCCTGTAATAACCACCTCTCCGGCAACCTGACGGCATACCGCCCGGCGCTGATCGCCAAAATTGGCCAGGCTCACTTTGATGTGCTGATGGGGCCGCATGAACTACCAAAATTGAAGCGCGACGACTACATCCGGATCCGCGACGAGTACCGCGCAAAGCTTAAAGAACTGAAACAGCAGGAGGCTGCGTGAAGCCTGAATTTATCGAATCCCTTCGCATGCGCTGGCAGCGTCTTCGCATTTACCGCCGCCCGGGTTCGGTGCTGGTGGATTACCGCATTCTTCGCAATTTTATTCGCATTAGCCAGTTGGCAGGAGCTGCTGCATGAACCTCGAAAACATTGTGAAATACCATTTCGCCAAATCGACGCTGATTAGCGATTCTCCGCGTGCTACTGCTTCAGATTCTCTGACTGGCACCGACATTATGGCCGCACTGGGGATGGTGCAGGCTAAAGCTCCAATGGGTTTCGACTTGTTCCTGGCGAAGATGGGGATTCAGGATCCGGCCCCGGCGATTGATGCCCTGGTGCTATATGCGCTGGCGCTCAACAATCCCACTCTGAATAAGCTCAACGATAAAACCAAGAGTGAGGTAGTGCAGTGTCTTGTGCAGTTTGCCTACACCGATTATTCACGCTCTGCTGCCAGCAAGTCTGTGTGTGAACACTGCAGAGGAGAGGGCGTTCGTCGCTCACTTCAGGACGTCGTGAAACATCCAGGTGTGAGAGGCGTTGAACCAAAGGTAAGACAAGAGCTGGTAGAGGCGTTGTGTGAACACTGCAATGGGAAAGGAGAGGTCAGCACCGCCTGCCGCGGTTGTAAAGGTAAAGGCATCGTGCTTGATGTGAAGCGTACCAAGCTGCATGGCGTGCCAGTGCAGAAGATCTGCGGTCGCTGCAATGGTCACCGCTTCAGTCGTGTTCCCACCAGCTTGGCCCGCGCGGTTGTGGAACGACTGGTGCCGGATTTGACAAAACACCAGTGGTATAGCGGTTATGCTGAAGTCATCGATAAGCTGGTAACAAAGTGCTGGCAGGAAGAAGCTTATGCAGAGAAACTTTTACGCAAAGTAACAAGATAGAAGCATTATTTTGAATTTTAGCTACACAATGCTTGCAAAATTCGGAAAATGTGGTTAGGCTTTTTCCAACGATGGGCGTTATATATCCAGCGTTACTAAACCCGCTTCCGAGCGGGTTTTTTTATGCCTGCAATTCTCCGCGCCACGCTCGGCGCACTTCAACCACAGAGCCTTTCAGAGGTGAGCCAGAGTGATGGTCGGTGTGACCGTCTCTGTGGGCTGACCATTTCTGAGCGCTGGCTCACCCCCTAAAAGGAAAGTCACCATGTTTGGTATCTTCAAAAAGAAAGCCCGTAAAGCCGTTGTCGAAGTAAAGAAAATGGAAAATCGCGATGCGGTCGAAGCTACTGTGTGGGGCGCTTACTCCATAGCATATGCAGACGGTACCTGTGATGCGAAAGAAATCGCCGTGCTGGAGAAAACCATCTCAGCATTACCAGCATTCGCGCCGTTCGCCGGTGAGATCGCGCAGATGAGCAGCAACATTCGCGCACGTTACGAAGCATCGCCGCGTTCTGCTAATGCCCAGGCACTGCGTGAACTAGCAGACGTGGCTGGTTCTGACGATGCCGTTAATGTTCTCTGCCTCTGCCTGGACATTGCCGATCATGATGGGATCGGTGAGGAAGAAGAGGTACAGCTGAAGAAAATCGCGCAGGCGCTTCAGTTGCCGCTGGATCAGTAGCTGTGATCGGTAAGCTCCGCTGGGCATCCGCCGCGGTACTGCTGTTCCTGGTGGTGGCGATCGACTTCACGGGAAAAATGATGTCGATTCTGGCAGACGGCATGCTGGTGACCGGAGCTATCGTATTACTCTGGCCGCTTGTTAAAGGCAGCAAATAACACTTTATAAAAGGTCGGCTTCTTGCGGCCTTTGTCAGAGCGTTATTAATCAATTGGTTTTAAAACTGTCCTTTGAATTTCTAAACATTTCTATGGCTGCTTCATAAGTCAAGGGTTCTCTAACTGAAGAAGAAGTTTCATAAATATGTACATACTTGTGGGTAAGATGCTGAATCAGCATTTTGGGCGTGATGTGGTCAACTACGCCTGACTGGATAATGTCAAAGACAGCACTGCCAATAACCCTGTCTACATCGTTTATGGCAAATTCACTGGAAGAAAAGCTAAACATGACGCCTGTCCCGCATTATTAAACATACATTCAAGCATACACGCCCGGCTTCATTCGCGCTTTGCAAAGTCTTTTTTATTGTAGGTATAAAAACCATGCGGTGGTTGTATGCATAACGGCAACGCAAGATCCTGAGTGAGCACGGGGCTTCTGCCTCTCTGGTTCTGGGTTCGATTACTCAGTGCCGTGCCATTGACTGAGATGATGAATTCGGCTTAACGTATGGATGTGGTGAATCCCCCTGTGCGGTGGGGCGATCCAGCATCTGCACATATGCATCGCGGGTACTGTGTGCTGGCGCAGGCTCACC